GGCTGAATATAATGTCTATTTGGAAGCGTTTCAGTTGGGTATTGTAGATAGGGAGGAAGTTTTGAAGAAAAATCCAGAAATATTTGATAAAGAAGGAATTTTACAGAGAACTGGAGAAATACAACAATTACAGGGCATGGTACAACAATTAGAAGGCCAAGTCAAAGATTTGCAAGGCGACTTGCAGACCGCTCGAAGAGAGTCGGTGGCAGATAGAAAGAGGGTTGAAGTTGAAAAGTTTAAATCCAAGCTTTCTAATGTCGAATCAGATGCTAAAGCAACTAACAAAGTGCAGGCTGAAAAGCTTGCCGGAGCAGTGAAGCTCGCGGCTGAGAAATCCAAAAATATGATGGGTTCTGCTCAAGAAGCTGGCGAGACATTGTAGAAAGGAATAAAATGGAACAAGCTGAAGCAATACAACCTACCGATGAACAAGTGATAGATAATGTTATCGGTAGTAGTGACGGTATGTCTGATACCTTTTTTGAGGATGATGCCACACAACAAGAAGATATTCTGGGATTCGATGAAGTTCCAGAAACTAATGCTCAAGAACTGACTTCGCAACAGCAGCCAGACTGGGAATCGGAAGCGCGTAAGTTCCAATCGCTTTACGATAGAGAAAAGTCTGAAAATGACAAATTTAAAAATGTCATGACTTCTTTAGCGGAGAAGCAGCTTCAAGAGCAGGGTTATGGTGATGGCGTCAATCAGATGAGTAATTCAGAACCTTCGCTTTCTGAGGATGAATTTAATCCTTGGGATGCCTACTATAAACCGGATTCGGCTTCATATAAATATAGAGTAGCTCAAGAACAGCGCTCTGTAAGTGAAGCAGTTAATAGTCAACTTGGTCAGATGAATGAGCAAATTATGATTAATAACACGGTTAATGAATTGCGTGGGAAATATAAACTGAACGATAGTGAGGTTAATGAATTCATGGAATTTGCTACAAGACCTACGGAAAAGCTGTCTCTTGACACTTTAGTCAAGGTATGGCGTTCTTCCAATAGCGATGTAAAAAGACCTGAAGTACGCAATTCGGTAGAGGCTGCGAAAGCAGCCAGACAAGCACCACGCAGTCCGGGCGCTTTACAAGGAGCTCCACCAGCAGTCAAGAACGAATTTGATGAGCTGTGGGAGGGAGTAAAGAAAGCCGGAGGCATGGGAAGCAGATTACCTTAATTAAATAAAGAGAGGAAGATAAAATGGCTACAAGTGCAGCTGGTTATGTCCGAGGACAATTAGCCAGTACTGATGTTGCAACTACTGCTGGTCAGAGCCATGCATCCGCGCACGGGGCAACCCCCGATAATCGCCGAATGTATGACTTTAGCGACAGAGTTGCTGAGTTAGCACCAGAAGAGTCTCCTTTCTTTGTATACCTGAGTAAAATAGCAAAAGTACCCACCAGTGACCCAGTATTTAGGTTTCTGGAAAACCGTAGTAAGATTGATTGGACTAATCGTGTACTCTATGCCGATAGCGCTTTAGGCTCTTTGGCAGCTGGAGTATCTGGTGTAGTTAATTTTGATGACGGTTCTGGAGCCAATGTTGATTGGCTGGTAGCGGGTATGGTTGTTGCTGTTGAAGTGGTTGACGGTAAGTCTCATGCGGTATTCCGTATTGATTCTGTTAGTGTTAACTCAACTGAGACAGTATGTGATGTTACTTGTATGAGCGTTGGTAACTCCTCTGAGAGTGGTTACAATGCTGTTGCAGATGGTGACAAAGCACAGGTTATTGGTACTGCGTATGCTGAAGGTTCAGGTTCGCCAGATGTCTGGTCTAGGGCACTAGAAGACGATTTTGGTTACACCCAAATCTTTAAGACGGCAGCAGAAATGACCAATACGTCAATCGCTACTAATTACAGAGGGTATGCAAACGAATGGCAGAGAATCTGGAACCTTAAACTAAGAGAGCATAAGGTCGACATAGAAAGAGCGATGTTATTTGGACAACGCGGTCGGTCAAGTGGAATTCAAACTACAGAAGGTCTAGCAGGGCATATTATTGTTGCTCGCCAAGCACAGTCACCGGGGTCTATTTCATATAGCTCTGGTTCACCTTATTTTGCGGCGGCGGCTTCGACAAGTATGACTTATGATACTTTCTTAAGTGATTTTGAAATACTGTTTGACCCGGCACGTGGCGGAAGTAATAACAAACTCGCCCTTGCTGGTCTACCTGTTATTTCTTATCTAAACAAGGTTGGTAACAATAGCTTTATTGATGTGTCAATTGGAGACCCTGACGATGTTTCTACACGTTATAATTTTCAAGCGTCACAGCGTGAAGGTTCTTTTGGACACAGTATCATGCAGTTAAATACTGTTCATGGTGATTTGTCTATTGTTCGTGAGCCGTTGTTCCGTAGTATGTCAGCAGGATTTTTACTGTTGGCAGATATGAGTCAACTAGCTTATAGACCTTTGGTGGGTAACGGCTTAAACCGTGATACCCATGTAATTACTAACGTACAGCAAGCAGATGAAGACCTTCGGAAAGATATGATTCTTACTGAAAGTGGTCTGGAAGTAACAATTCCAGAAACTCATATGCTGTATTCATTTACTGACTTAAACTAGGAGGGATTGAATAATGCGTAGTGATTATTTAGAGAGAAATAGTGGTGTATCTGATGTAAAGAAAAAAATACGGCATGTCAATGCTGCTTTAACATTAACAGCAGAAGACTCTGGAAGTATTTTTATGATAAATCAGGCAGCAGCTTATGCTATAACATTGCCGGAATGCGCTACTGAGGATAATAAATTAATGGGCTGGAATGCCGAATTTATTCTTGGTACAGTAGCATCCAATGCTGTAACTGTGCAAGTTACTGATGATGATGGTGATATCATGCATGGTCACGGTATTGATGGTGAAGATGGGGCAGCTCAGACAGTTTCTGAAGGAACTGGCTTTGATGTGCTTACTTTTATTAGTGGAGCAACAAAAGGCGATAGAGCATCTATTATTTGCGATGGCGATAGTTATTATGTACTCAGCTTTGCAGCTGATAAAGCTCATATCACATTTAGCTAATCTTAAGTTTGAGGGGTAATAGCTCAATATACAGATTGAAAACAGTGGGGCGGGTTAAATCCCGCCTCACTTAAAAGTAAGGGAAAAAAATGGCAGTATATAATTCATCAAATGTTAAAACAAAAGTTTTTATTCATAATGCCAACGAGGGAACTCAATCAAGTTCTGCTGGTAATATGGCGAAAGATATATATGATTATATCGTAACTCTAGACAGTACAAATAATGCTGTACTATCAATAACGCATTGTCGTCTGAATGGAGATAGAATTTTAACGCTTGTTGTAGGCGGTTCTTAATGGCTAAGAATTGTATACATTGTAATAAACCAAATCCTGACGGTTGGTTTAATTGCCGCTTATGCGGAGAGCGTTCTTCGGAACCTATGTATACAACTCAACTTATACTTAGGGATGGTTCTTGGGCCACTGCAATACGTAAAGATAAAGTTGATTTCAATACTATTAGTATGGATGATAGTATAAAATCAATGGAAAATAATATAAAAAAAGAAAATGCTAAGAAATGGGATGCAAGAGTAAAGAAAGCATGGAAACAGGGAGGTTAATATGCCAAAAGTAGGTGGAAGACATTATGCATATACCAAAAAAGGTAAGGCTGCTGCGGCTAAAGCAAGAAAGCGTATGAAAAAACGTGGAAAAAAACGGTAGTTCAACTTGGCCTAATTTAGATTCAGTTGATATGACTGATTATAATTTTGGAGATGATTATTTTAATCCAAGACTTGTTACTGCTGTAGAAGCGCTGGAGGAAATTGCTTCTGCAAGCGAACAGGCTAATCCTATTTCTCTTATAAATATAGCCAAAGAAGCGTTGAGGGGTTAATATGGCAACATTAAAAGTTAAAATACAAGAGGATATAGTTCTTGATAATCAAGACTATGGCTCTAAAAGAATATTAGAAATTAGTAGTATTGACGAAGTAATGAAGAGAATTGTTACTTGCGCCGCTAGTCAGACTACAACTATTGCAGTTTTTAATTCTAATGCATATGGTGCTGCAGGGGCTGTTGATATTGAAGATTCAAAATATATTAGAGTTACAAATTTAGATAGTTCTAATGCAGTTGAATTAGCTGTTGTTGGAGCTGCTACTCTTTATCAAGTAAAATTAGGAGCTGGTGAAAGCCATGTTCTTGGTAGTGCAGATGATTTAATGCTGTCAGAAGCAGATACAAGTCCAAGCTTTGGAACTATGGCTGATTTAGGCAGTATACAGGTAAATCCCGGCGGTAATGCAGTTAGTGTTGAATTATTTATAGCGAGTGCCTAATGGCTACTTTTGAAGCACAGGTAGAAGGATTAACAAGTCTTTCAATAGATGGAAGCAGTTCTCCTACGCAAACTGAATTAACTCAGTTTCTTACGGATGGAGCTAAAGAAGTAATAAATCTGTTACCAGAAGGTCTTTTGCCATTGTGTTC